TGGTTTAATATCATTGTATATAACTTTAGCTTGTCTTGTCAATGCATCTTGAAATGTAGTAGGACTAAAATCTTTGTTGGGATATTCATTAATAGTTAAGTCCTTATAATCGTATGTAATCCAATCATTATGAAACATCAAAATATTCCCCATAATTTACCAAATCTTTTTTAGTAAATTTATCTCCATTTGGTAACTTAACATATGCAAAATTGTCAGGACTTTGCTCTATCATTTGTATAAATCTTTGCATCCTTTCGTTGTCATCAGCAAAATGTTGGGCCCACATTTTCCAATCTACCGTCACAAATTTACCAAAAATTTCAGTCATCTCTGGATAACACTGAATATATAACATCCATTTATAAAGATATTTTTCAATACGAACTATTGATTTTTTCTCCATCGCCTTCGATGGCCAATCAATATCATATGGTTTTGTGTTTATTGGTCTACTAGTTAATTTAAATGGAGTTATGAACGATGAATATATTTCTTTATCCCAAGTGTCAAAATTTATTATATTGTCAATGATATCCCAAGCACACCAATTGTTTGAAAAAATTAAGTTTTCATTATTAAAACTCAATCCAGTATATCTGCCAGGGCCCCTGTGTTGTATAACAACACCATCTTGTTCCATAGCTAAAAGATATTGACAACTAGTATCAGTGCATCCAAGACCACCTAACTTTGTATCTATGATAAACTTTTCTATATCATCCCATTTTCTGTTAACATCATATTTGGAAATGCGAGGTTTTAAATTTAATGATTTTGCAAACTTTGTTGCCCTTTCGTAATCAGAAGTTAGAACGATACGTCCAGCAGTATAAACACCTTGAACTATCTCAATTGTATTTTTAGTTATTTTCCCTTCGTCTATCAAATCACGAATACAACACAGGATAAAGGCACTATCTACACCACCACTATAAGCTAAAATTAACTTTGGATATGTATCAACCATTTCTAACAGAACTCGTTTTCCATGTTTTCTTATGGCAAATATGTCATCTGTTATGTGTAGAGGATAATTCAATGTTACTTCAAATTTACCCATATACTCATCAGGCCATTTCATATCAAACAGTTTCAAAGTAATCCCCATAATTTAATAAATCTTTAGTTGTCCAAACTTCTCCATCTAGTTTTTTTGCTGGTGTCCATCTACCCCTATCAGGCATATTCTTTTTCCACATTTTTCTAAAATTTGAAATTCTATCTGTTAATTTATTTTTCACACCACAAAATTCAACATAACCAGCCGCTACATCAAGAAATGAAAATTTATACAATACCTCTGTCATTTCTGGATAACATTGTAAATATGCCATGTTTTTACTTAAATCATTTACAAGTCTTTCGGGACTTAGAGGATGAAAAGTTTTTTTCAACAACTCGTCAGTATTATCTAAAGATATACCCGAAACATAACTAAATCCGTTTTTTCTTGCATCCCGAAATGGTTCAAGATTAACTGGTCTTTTGTTTAATTTATATGGAGTTATTAGAGAGGAATATATTCTAGAGTTCCACTGTTCCGTGTTTATCCAATTTGAATCTACATGAGGACTCATTGAAGTTATCTTATCAGTACACATTAATATTTTGTCTATACTATGATCATTGTGTGAAACTTCATTAGAATCTCTAAAGGCAGGAGAACCCCAATTTGTAAACACTGATCTTGTCATTATAACTTTTTTGGGTTGTCTTAAAGACCAAACATCTTGAGCAGCTGAAGCATAATCTGTTATACAGTGATGTATGATATACTCTTCTATCTCATCTTGAGTACTATTGTCAAGTTCCATATTATAAATTTTAGGTTCAAATCCTATAGATTTTGCAAAATCAAATGCTCTTTTTTTGTCAGCACAAATTTCGTATCCATCAACTGTGACACTTCCTTGCACTATTTGTATACTATTTTTTGGAATTCTTTTTTCTTCTATCAAATCTCTTATGCAACATAAAACAAAACTGCTATCCATTCCACCACTATAGGCTAGTATGAGATTAGAATGCATGTCCACCATCTCAACTAGACCATGTTTCCATTCATCTTTTGTCACATAAGGATCAGCTGTGATAAATAAATCTTTAGTTATAAAAACTTCAAACTCATCCTCCGGTATTTTAGGAAAACGAGTGGTAAATATATTTGACATTGTATAGTCACTTTTCTTTCAACATTTTCTGCAATTCAGCAGTGCTCCCAACAAATAATGCGTTTGTCACATTTTTAGGTGCGTTACTAGGCACCTCTTTTAGTTTTCTCATTTTCTCTTGCAAGTCACCAAGTTTTTCAGTGACTTCAGCCACCTGTTTGATGAGGTTTCCGGCAACTTCGTAGGCTCTAGGATGATCGCTCTCTTTGGCAAGTTCCAGAATTCCCTCCACTGCATCCGTTCCTCTTTCGACCAAATTATAAAAGTTTTGTCGCTGGTATTCATAATCTCTCTCCACATGTTGATTTGCATCACCCCAATCTTCTTGAGGCATTGTTGTCACTTCTTGTTTACGGAAGTTCTCAGATATGTTGTTAGATGAAACTTCTTCTACTACACCTAACGCTTTATCAATTGTATTACTCATCTTCGCCTGTCGTTGGGTTAAATGTTTTTGCATCCGTAAAGAATGATGTTGTCTCATTAAATCCAAAATCATCATCTGCATCAGCACTAACTGGGTCTGGTGTAATTGTAAGTCTTTGTTCTCTCTTTGGAGATTTATCTGGTAAATCAGCAAACTGGTCAGCTTGAACGGTTCTAATAATATTACTGGAAGTAACAGGACCATATAGATAGAACTTACATGTAAAGTTCATTGTGTATATCAATGCTCTTCTTTGCTCAAAGTCTCCTTCATAACTATCCTCATAAGTTATACCATTTAAAATAATTGGAATATCTCTTTTGATACCCATGTCTGCCATGTCGTTAACTGTGATAGTATAATCTGGTTGAAAGAAGGGAAGAATTTGTTCTACGATTTGCAATGCATCATCTGATTGTTTTGACAAAATGTATAATACTATATCCAGATTATATGGCACTGGCATGTACTGTGTATCAAGTGACCTTGTTTTATTTCCTGTATTAACCTTTTTAAACTTCTGTACTCGATTTAATTTTCTAGTAGCATCATAGGAAAGGTTTTGAATCTCGAAACCAATTCGTGGTAAAGTTACAGCCACCTTACTTGATAAGTCAGCATCAGACCTAAGACGAACTAAAAACTTCTCTCTTGGCCCGTAAGCAAGAGGAACCTTCATAGATTGTGTAATGTTGCCAGAACTGTCCTTACGAACTAATTGGACATTATTAAATGTCGTTCCAAACGCTACAATTATCTTTCGTATTGTTTCGTGGTAAAATTGTTGACCCAACATTGTTAACTACTCCCTACATCCCCAAACGGATTACCCTCTGAGAAATCTAACACAGAATCATCAGCAGCATCAAACAACTCATTCTGTGCCGAGGTATCTACATTACCATCATCAGATGTACTTCCATCACCCACTATATATCCTTCCTGTAACAAGAACTCTCCTGTCTCTGAAAGAAGAACACCAGCAGATGTTGTCATGTCGCTGGTTTCTAGGGCAACTATCTCATCACCCTCTGTATCATCAGCATTTTCGTGTACAATTCTACCAATCTCATTCTCTAAGAATAGTGCGTCAATTGAAGCAGAATCTTGTTCCATTGTAAACTGCAATGCAAGAGTATCAGTTGATAGACTGTCTTCAATCGCATCAATCGCAGAAATATCTGTATCCAGCACCTCTGAACTATAATCAAAGAGGCGACAACGCATCTTGTAAACTGGATTATTATCTAACTGAAAATATGGCTCATCGTGGTCTACAAAGTTAATTTGGAATATCTTTGAGAGAACTGGATGGTATATCAAATCACCCTCTAATGGTCTGTCAGAATCAGTTGCTGTTGCCTCTGAAATAATATACCCACTTTCAAATGATGCAGAGGCTTCTACTGTTCCACTATCCAAAG